GGTCGTGACCTGTCGGTCTTGATGCAACGTGGTGATGTGAACTCGATGTCGTTCGGATTCACCGTTCCTTCTGGTGGCGACATGTGGTCAGATGATGGCCAGTCGCGTGAACTTCGTCAGATCAAACTGTTTGAGGTGAGCGTTGTCACAGGATTCCCTGCATACACAGCCACGACTGCGATTGTACGCTCGTTGGATGCACTCTCTACTCGCACAGGAATTGACGCGGATCAACTCGCAGCAGCGATCACCAACCTTGAGTCCGGACAAACCTTGTCAAACGACCATGCGATGTTGCTCCGTGAAACTGTCGCCAAACTTGAACCGATTCAAGAAGCTGCTCCAGCGCGTCTAGGTGTTCTAGCCAAGCACCTTGATTTATTGAAAACCATCGCCTAACATCTGATCACTGCATTGTTCAGCGGAGCCGCTGCGATGTTGCTGAATGCGGAGCCGCATCAGGTTGAGAAGTAGTAACTCCCTGCGTATCCACATCCACAACAATCCGAAAGCAGAATCAAACCATGAAAGAATATCTAGACCGTCAAGTTGAGATTCGTCAGCAAGCCTGGCACCAAGCCAAAGCAATCATTGACGTGGCCACAGCCGAAAAGCGTGACCTCTCAGCAGAAGAAGAACAGACCTACAGCCGTCTCAACGACGAACTGAACGAGCGTGCAGCAACCATCGCAAAACTCCGTGAAGATGAATCACGCGAACTCCGCATGGACGCAGCAACCCGTGAGATTGCAGACCAGGTTCGCCCTGTTTCGGCAGCTCCAGTTCAAGAAGACGTGGCAATGATCCGCGCACTCATCAAGGGCGACGTTCGTTCGCACAACTTTGAGCGTCGTGACATCCTCAAGTCCTCAACTGGTTCACCAGTTCCAACATCGTTCTACGACCAAGTGATTATGAAGGCACGTTTGATTGCGCCAGTCTTGGCAACATCAACTGTCCTCAACACCGCTGGTGGCGAGAACCTTCAGATTCCATCACTGTCCACCTACTCCGTAGGAACTGTCAACTCGGAAGCAGCAACATTGGGCGAGAGTGACCCAGTGTTCAACAGTTTCGTGACTTTGGGTGCGTTCAAGTTTGGTTTCTTGACACAAGTGTCGTTGGAACTTCTTGAAGACTCTGGTGTTGACATGCTCAGCTTCTTGGCTGATCAGGTTGGCAACGCAGTTGGATTCGCAGTTGGTTCAGCATTGACTGTTGGAACAGGCACGACTCAACCAACAGGCATCGTCTCCGCGTCAAGCGTTGGCGGTACTTCTGGTACAGCAACTGGTTTCACCGCAGACAATTTGATCGACCTCTACTACTCGCTTGACGGAGCCGCACGCGCTCTCGATACTGGGTGGATGATGACTGGTAAGTCAATCGGTCTTGTTCGCAAGTTGAAGGACACCGCAGGCAACTACGTGTTCCAACCAGCACTCGGACTTGGTTCACCTGACACATTGTTGGGTCGTCCTATTTACGAGAACCCATCGATGGCCGAAGCAACCACTGGTACAAAATCAGTGATCGTTGGTCACTTGCCTTCGTACTTCGTGCGCCAAGTTGGCGGCATCAAGTTGGATCGTTCCGATGACTTCGCATTCAGCGCAGGTCTCGCAACCTTCCGTGCGACGATGCGTGTTGACGGCAACTTGCCACAAACATCACACGTCAAGCATCTCCTCCAGCCGTAAGGCTTGAGGGGCTTGTCCCCTTACATCCCATAATTCCCCTAGGCTTAGGGTCGTCGCGAACACGCAGGGCGCGACGACCCTATTTCTATTTACCCCCTGCGATCTGCGAAGGAGAAGGAAGTGAAGAATGTTCGTAATCGTCAACAACACACCGGTAGAACTACCAGACCTCGAAGCACAGATTCTGTTGCGTCGGGGAATAGCGCATTTACCAGAGCAAGCAGACCTACCAATTCCGACTCGTTACGAATCCTCTGGTATTCCAACGCTCCCTTCGTCCCCACCGGCTACGGTACGCAAACCGCGCAAGCCGTCACAAGGCTCGTCAAAGAAGGTCACGAAGTAGCAATCCATGCCATGTACGGACTCGAAGGAGTCACGTCAAATTGGAATGGAATCAAGATGTATCCACGTGGGATGGCACCGTACAGCGATGATGTGTTGGTTGCTCATGGTATGGATTGGGCGAATGGTAATCGTGAGTTGCCTTCGTTGTTGATGACTTTGTTTGATGTGTGGCCGTTGAAGTCGAAGTCTTTGGAGATGGTTCAAAACATTGCGTCGTGGGTTCCGATTGATCATGCACCTTGTCCTGAAGATGTGGTGGCTTGGTGTGCGCGTCCGAATGTGAAACCGATTGCGATGTCACGGTTTGGTGAGAAGATGCTGAATGATGCTGATGTGGAATGTTTCTATGTTCCGCATGGCATCGAGTCGGTGTTCAATCCTGATGTGAAGTTTGTGAATGGTGACAAACAGTTCACAGGTCGTGCGTTGATGGGTGATGTTCCTGATGACAAGTTTGTCGTGATGATGAACGCAGCGAACAAGGGTGCGTCTCCGTCTCGTAAGTCGTTTGCTGAGAACCTGTTGGCGTTCGGTATTTTTGCGCAAGATAAACCTGACGCATTGTTGTATCTGCACACAGAGAAGGATGGTGCGATGGGTGGGGTGAACTTGGTTGCGTTGTTGGCTGCGTGTGGGATTCGTGAGGATCAGTACAAGATTGTTGATCAGTACGCATATCGGACTGGGTTCCCTCAGCAGGCGTTGGCAACTATGTATGCAGCTGCTGACGTGCTGTTGTCGGCAAGTATGGGTGAAGGGTTTGGGTTGGCTGTGGTCGAGGCTCAAGCGTGTGGCACCAGAGTGATTGTTTCGGACTTCACTGCTCAGCCGGAGTTGGTTGGGTCTGGGTGGACTGTGGAGGTGCAACCGTTTTGGGATGCTGCACAGAAGTCTTGGTTCTGCACCCCACAAGTGGGTTCCATTGTGGATGCCCTGAGACACGCCTACGACGCTCCTAGAGGGGTTGATCAGGTGGCTGTGGACTTCGCACAGGCATACAACGCTGACGCTGTTTGGGAGGCTCATTGGAAGCCTGTGATGAAAGGACTTGCTGAATGGTGCCGTGCATCATCATCCCAGTCCTGAACAGGTATGACTTACTAGAACGGGCGATCCGCTCGATTGACTATCCCGTCGAGCAGCTCATCATCATTGACAACGGCGATGGGTATGACGCTGACCTGTTGGCTTGGACTGCGCCTTGGCAATACATTCAGAACTGGTATCTGTGGAGGATGCCAACGAACCTTGGTGTGGCACCATCATGGAACTTGGGTATCAAAGCAACACCTCATGCGGAGGGTTGGATTCTGTTGAACTCTGATGCGTTCTTTGAAGCAGGTCAACTGGAAGCGTTCTACAAAGATTGTGAACCGAACAACATCACGTTGAACAGGTCGATGCCTCATTGGTCGTGCGCGTGGGTGGGTGCAAGTGTGGTTGAACGTGTTGGTCTATTCAGTGAATGTTATGTGCCTGCATATTTTGAGGACAACGATTTTGAGAAACGTGCGGAGCGAATCAATGTTGTGGTGAAGGTTTCGCAGGCTGGGATCGGTCACGACAATTCTTCAACGATTGCTTCTGATCCGTCGTTGGCTGAGAAGAATACAAAGAGTTTCCAAGCGAATCAGGAGTTGCATCAGTTGCGTTGGCAGTCAGGTTTGCCTGACGCTGGGCATTGGGACTTGAAGCGTCGTAGGGAGTTCGGGTGGGATTAGAAGATTTCAGAGATGTGCATTGTTGCAAGACTGTGTATGTGTTCGGGTCTGGTGCCACACTGAACTATCTGGCACCAAGTTTCTTTGATGACAAGATTTGTGTGGCAACGAACTTCGCTGGATCAGTGTTCGGTCTGCGCAGATATTACGTGTTCAGCCACTATCACGCTGACGCTGTTGCTGAAGCAGCGTTACCTCAGACGGTTGCTGTGTTCACACCTCAACGCGAGCATGGCACCGACGCAGAGTTCCTAGGTTTCATGCCGAAGATCGTCACGTTCCCAACCACCACTGGTCGTCCAGGCACATCGTTCAATCCGTCCGGCAAGGACTGGCCTACGCTCGACAACTCGCTGGTGATCGGCTCATCTGGGATTCATGGTGCGATGCACTTGGCTGCGTATCTTGGTGCGAAGTTCATTG